TGCTCTCTTGCAAAAAAATGGATTTTGCAAAGTCTATTGGAAAACATCCAAAGAGCAGAAAAAAGAGAGATATAAAAATTTAGATGAAACACAATATCAAGCTCTACTCATTGATGATGAAGTGGAAGTTATTGATGTAAAAGAAAATGTCGAAGAACAAGCTGAAGTTCTAACTGAGCCAGGAATGGAAGGAATGGCTGAACAAGTTATTACCTCCTATGATGTGGAAGTTAGACGAGTAAAAGAATATGGAAGAGTGGCAATTGATCCTGTTCCACCAGAAGAAATATTAGTTTCTCCTAGAGCTAAAACTTTACAAGATTGTGATTTCATTGCACATCGAGTTTCTAAAACTGTATCGGAACTTATCAATATGGGTTTTGATAAAAAAGATGTTGAATCCCTGCCAAGTGCTGAGATGGAAGTCTTTAACACAGAAGCAATGATAAGACGAAATTATGATGATTCAACAACTGAATTAAATGTAAGCAACATTGATCCTTCAATGCGAGTTGTTATGATAACTGAGTGTTATATGAGAGCTGACATTGATGGCGATGGCATAGCCGAGTTACGCAAAATTGTGGTGGGTGGAAGTGGAAATAACTCCTATGTTATTTTAGAGAACGAAGAAATATCTGTTTTACCATTTGCGATGTGTGTGGCAATACCAATGCCATTCAGATTTTTTGGTTTATCCATGTATGATCTTTTAGCTGATGTGCAGCTAATGAGTACAAGTATTATGAGACAGACTCTCGATAATATGTATATGCAAAATTCAGCCAGAACAGTTGTCGTAGATGGTCAAGCAAATTTAGATGATTTATTAACAACAAGACCTGGTAGCATCGTTAGAGTAAAATCGCCTAATGCTGTTACTCCTCTGCAAACTCCAAACTTCTTAAATGAAGGTTTGTCGATGTTAAAGAAAATTGATGAGGTAAAAGAAAAACGATCTGGTGTTCCCAATCAACTAATGGGATTAAATCCAGATACAATTAATAAAAGTCATACAACTGCACAATCAGTTAATCAAATGATGCAAAGCTCAACACAACGCATTGAGTTAATTGCAAGAAGTTTTGCTGAAGGTGTAAAAGAGATTTTCAAGAATGTTTTATCGGTGGTATGTGAATACCAAGATAGAGAAAGAATTATAAGATTAAGAGGAAAATTTGTCAGCATAGATCCTAGAGAATGGGTTAATCGTTATGATTGCACAGTTCAAGTAGGACTTGGCACAGGAAATCAAGACCAACGACTAGAAGTTTTAGGAAAAGTTTTAGGTGTGCAAGAAAAATTGCTACAAGCAGGAGACATGGGATTAGTAACTCCACAAAATATATTCAATACATTAGAAAGTTATTTACAAAATAGTGGATATAAGGATGCGAGTCAATTCTTTGTCAATCCTGCAACTGTTCCTCCCAAGCCACCAAAAGAGCCACAAGTTGATCCTGCTATTCAATTAGCACAACAAGATTTACAAATGCGACAACAAAAAGCTCAAGCTGATATAGAACTCAAAGCTCAAAAACAAAAAGCTGATGAAGTTTTTAAAGCAGGTAAATTAGATTTAGACCAACAAAAACTGGCAACCGATATTATTAATAAAGAAAAAGGCAATCAAATGGAAAAAGAAAAACTAGCATCAAAAATTATTGATAGTGCGATGATAAGTGAGAGTTACCGATAATGGCAACTTTTACTCCTTTCATGCAAAGTTCTGAAGCACAAAACATTATCAGTAATTATCTTGGTGGTAATTATGCTGCATCGCCTAATGTAAATACAGCAGGTGTATATCGCAATCCCATATTTGATTTACGAACTGAACAAGAAGCAGCAGGAACATTAGATCCTTCAGCTTTATATCCAAATCCACAAATGGATTTTAGTGTTCAAGAAGATGTAACTGTTGATCCTTGTCCTCCTGGTTATCAATTAATTGATGGTGTATGTCAGCCAATAGAAACTTTTGGTCAATCTTCTTATGATCCATCTGGTCGCACTGACAATGATCCTGAAGAAAGACCTTATATGTCTATTGAAGATATGGAAAACGCATCTGATGAAGAATTACTTGATTATTTAAAAAGTGGTTTTTTAAAAAATAGTCTTTTAGGTTATTTGCCAAGCAAAGGAACAGAAGTAACTTTAGGCATGGGTAAATTACCACCATTATTTCAATTAGCATTTGGTGGACAAAATGAAATGCGTAAAAATTTTATTTTAAGTGAACTAATGAAACGAGGTTATTTCACAGGTAATTTTGATGATAAAAACAATCCTATATTTGATATTGGAAATAAAAATGTAAACACAAATGTTGGTGGTATAGAAAGTCAGTTACCTGCTAATGTTGCAGGAGAGGCAGTAACCGATGTGTTTGGAGACACTTATCAGCAAGTGTCAAATGATAATCAAGGCAATATAGGTTACACATTTACTCCACAAAATCCTTCCCCATCTGTTTCACAACAAACTCAAGGTGGAGTTGATTATGGATTAGGTAGAGGAACAAGTGGAAATTCTTTTACTGGAAGTTTTAATCCTTATATAAATCCAGAAGATGATTACGATGATGAAAGTTCTGGAATTTAATGGATTTAGAAAAAGAAAAACAACGAGGTTTAAGAGCTAAAGCAATACTCGAAGATGAGTTATTTGTAGAAGCTATTAATACCATAAAAACAAGTTTATATCAGGAGTGGAATAACACTCCTATACGAGATTCCGAAGGGCGAGAAAAAATATTCTTGATGACAAGAATGTTTGATAGTCTTTTGGTGCAACTGAAGTCTGTTTTAGAGACTGGAAAACTAGCAACTAAACAGACCGATAAAAAATAAGGAGTTATAATGGCAGAGCAATCTGAAACACAAAAAGATTCTGCTGTTTCAAAACCAACCAATACACAAGCTGAAACAGCACAGGCAATCGCTACCCTTTTAGACAATAAAGAGACTGCAAGGAACGATGAGCCAAAAACATCAAAATTGGAAGATAAGAACAGCGATCTTGAAAAAGACACCAATGATCCTATCCTAGAAGATTTAGATGTCGATAACATAGTAGATAACGATGAAGCCAAATTAGAAAGCCAAGAGGAGCTTTATGATATTACTGTAAATGGTAATAAAATTAAAGTTACCCTTGATGAGCTTCTAAAGGGTTACTCTAGGGAATCTGACTATACACAGAAAACTCAAGATTTAGGTAATCAACGCAGGGATGTAGAATCAATGCGAGATAACTTGAAGAAAGAGTTGGATGCAGTCAAAAATTCTCGCACTCAATATGCTCAACAATTAGATACATTGTCAAAACAATTGAGTCAGGAAGATAACATTGATTGGGATACTCTCTACCGAGAAGATCCTGCCGAGTATGTAAAAAGAAAGGCAGATGCCGATAAACGCAAAGAAGCGATCCAACTTGCACAGCAAGAAAGAAATCGCATTAATGATGAAGAACGCAGAGAACAAGAAAAAGTCTATCAAGACTATCTTGAAAAAGAACGCAGAATTTTATCTGAAAAATTGCCAGTTTATAGCGATCCTAATAAACGAGAAGAATTTACAAGACGATTAACGAGCTTTGCCAAAGAGCAAGGTTACACCGATCAGGAAATTGCTATGATGGTAGACCATCGAGCAGTTTTAACTTTAGCTGATGCTTACAGGTATAACCAACTCAAGAAAACAAAGTTAGCAAATAAGAAAGTAAATAAAGCTCCAAAAGTTGTTACTTCCAATGCCTCAAATGTGAGAGATGAATCTGAAACGAAACAGCGAATTGATGCAAAAAAATCGCAACTCCGAAAAAGTGGAAAAATGCAAGACGCAGTAAACATTTTAGAGGAGATGTATTCTTAACATTTAACTAAAAAGGAGTAACAAGTAATGGCACAACCAACCAATACTTTCGATACTTATGATAGTGCAAATGCCATAAGAGAAGATTTAGCTGATGTTATCTATAAATAATATTGTAGCATTACAGTCTTAAAAAGCTGTAAATGAAAATTCGGTAAATTCGGTGGACATCCTTTAAGGACAATACCGAGCCAATCTATATAATTAAACTGATATAGCAGGTGTAACGACTAGAAGTTGATGAAAAAATAATACTTCCACGAAAACCGAACTCGAAAGAGATGATATAGTCTGAGCTGCATAGTAATATGCAGAAGTAATAATTAAAAAAATTACGATAACAAGTAAAAAATGGCAGTTTTTGGTCATTTTTTCGCTGAATATAGCACCAACTGAAACGCCTTTTATGAGCAATGCTTCAAAAGGATCGGCAACGAATACCCTTCATCAATGGAATACTGATGGTTTATCGCCAGTAGCAGTAAATGCACAAGTTGAAGGAGACAATGTGGATGGAGCAGCTCTCACAGATGTCGAGAGACTAACCAACTACACACAGATTTGTCATAAAGCTGTTACTATTTCTGGAACTGACGATGCAGTCAACAATGCAGGAATGGGAAAACAAATGGCTTACCAAATGGCAAAATCTGGTAAAGAAATTAAGAGAGACATGGAAAATGCAATGGTAGGCATTGAGCAAATAAAAGTGGCAGGAAATGCTTCTACTGCTCGTAAAAGTGCTTCTGTTGGAACATGGTATGGAGGCAATATAATTGGCTCTGGTGGAGCAACAGCAGCCAATAACTTTGCTAAGAATGGCTCTCCTTCTGCAACACCAACAGGTGGTGGAGCAGTTGCAATCGCAGGTGGTACAAATAGAACTTACACCGAAGATTTATTAAAAGCAGGTCTAGCAAAGGCATTTGATTTAGGTGGCAACCCTGATACAGTTCTTATGACTGCAAGTCATAAACAACTAGCATCAGCTTTTAATGGTGTAGCAACTAAATACAAAGATGCTTCTGACAAAGTGTCAATCGGCACAACTGATATTTATGTATCAGATTTTGGCGAAGTAGCTTTTGTTCCAGATCGTTTCCAAAACGCAAACAGAGTTGATATTTTGCAAATGGATATGTGGAGTGTAGACTTCCTTAGACCATTCCAAACTAAAGACTTAGCAAAAACTGGAGACTCAGATAAGAAAATGATGTTAGCTGAATGGTGCTTAACAGCAAAAAATCCAAATGCTAACTATGGTATATTTAACTTAACTGCATAATTATTTGTAGAGTAAGGATAGGGAGGCGAGTAATCGCCTCTCTACAATAACAATTTAAACAGGAGACAAAAATAATGGGAGTTTTTTCTAATAAAAAGCATTCTTCACGATTATACAAAGTTGTTAAAGATGCTTGTTATAGTGAGCCAATGGTTACTTATGGTGGTAAGAAACAATCAAAAGAAACAGCCAGAGGTGCAAGACAATACAATCCTTCCTTGAAAAGAAGATCAGATCAAGGATTAAATGTTATGTCCACTATTGACCAAGACATAATGAGAGCAGTCGGCAAAGGTGCATAAATTTTATGGCTACAACAAAGATTTCACTCAATGAGCCAGGAGATCAATCATCAGTAAAAACTAATTTAATTATTGATGATACAGAAGGCAAAACACATATTGAAAATGTACAAGATATTGAAGAAATTATTAAAGCCAATAAAATAGCACAAAATGAAGGTGCATACAAATCAAAGGCACTCAAAGATGCAAAAGGATATAGAGTAGCACGACTGCCGAATATCATTGTGCATCAATTAGCAAAAAAAGGAATATTAACACTTACAGGACAAGTTTTAGACAAGCCACGATTTTTTAAGTGGTTAAATGATTCTGATAACAGACACTTTAGAATTTATACAGGAAATTTATAATGGCATTAGACACTTACGCAAATCTGAAAACAGAGATTGCAAATTATCTCAACAGAACAGATTTAACTTCATATTTAGATACATTTATAGATTTAGCTGAAGCACGACACGCAAGAGATTTACGAGTTCGTGAAATGGAAAGTGTTGATACAAGTATTACAACTGTTGCAGGAACACAATCTTATGACTTACCAACAGGTTATTTAGAAATGCGATATGCAACTTGGCAATCTAATCCTTATACTTTCCTAGCTTATATGTCTCCATCGGATTTTTTCCGAGTATATAACGCAGGAGTAGGATCAGGTAGTCCAGGTTATTACACTATTGTTGGAAGTAAAATTTATTTAGGAAAGCAACCTGATGCAGCAAATGTATTAGAACTTGGTTTTTTTAAAAGACCAACAGCTCTATCAAGTTCCAATACAACAAATGATATTTTAACTTATTTTCCTGATTTATATTTATATGCTTCACTTGCTGAGAGTGAGCCATTTTTAATGAATGATGAAAGACTCCCAGTATGGGCAGGATTATATAAAGAAGGAGTAAAAAGTGCTAACAATTCAGCTTCACAAGGTCGAACTTCTGGAGCACCTTTGAATATGTCAGCAAGAATGGTGGTATAAATGCCTGATATAGAATTTGGGCAGTTACAAGCTGACTTGCCGACTTATGAAAATACAGGTGCAATTAAAGTTGATAATGTTATTCCTTTATCTAAAGGTTATAGGTCTTTTCCTAGCTTTGCAGCTTTAAGTGGAACAGGTTTAAATACGACACCAGTTGGATTATTTACATCTTTTTCTGATGGTGGATCAACCAACTATGCAGGAGATGAAACAAAACTGTATCAAATGGATACAAGTTTAGTATTTCAAGATAAATCCAAAGCAGGTGGATATAGTAATTCTACTTCAGAAGGATCAAGAGACTTTTGGGCATTTACGCAATTTGGTAAAAACATTATTGCAACTAATCATGCTGATTATGTACAAAAATTTGAACAAGGAGCTGATAGCTTATTTTCAGATTTAACTGATTTTAAAGCAAAATATTTAGCTGTTGTTAGAGACTTTGTTGTTACAGGATTTACAACTGAATATGAAACAGCAAAAACTTTTGACTCTAATACTATTTCAAGTAATCAAATAACGATTACAAGTCATGGTTGGGCAACTGGCGACACAGTTATTTACGATAGAAATGGTAATACTGCTTTAACAAACTTAACTGATGGGAGTACCTATTATGTTATTTATGTTGCAGCAAATACTATTAAATTAGCAACAACTTCAGCTAATGCCACAGCAGGAACAGCAATTACTTTAACTGCTACTGGTGGAAGTCAAACACATAAATTACAAAAGTTTGATGTTAATAACCAACGAGTAAAATGGTCAGGAATTAATGATAGTTCTACTTGGACTCCAAGTCAAACAACACAATCTGGATTTCAAGATATTGTTGGTGTTCATGGAAATGTACAGGCAATAGTTGGTGGAGAAAGTTTTGGTGTAGTCTTTTTAGAAAGAGCTATCTACCGAATGGATTATGTTGGAACTCCTTTAAAGTTTCAATTTACTAAAATAGCCGATAACATTGGTGCTTTTGCTCCACGATCTGTTTGCTCTTTTGGTAATATGATATTTTTCTTGGCTCAAGATGGTATCTATAAATTAGAAGGTGGACAACAATTAACACCTATTGGAAAAGGTCGTATTGATGATTTTCTAATGAAAGATATTACTAGCAACCTGGAAGGGATTTCATCAGCGATTGATCCTAATAACAGTCTAGCTGTATGGAGTTATCGAGGTGCAAATGCAACTGGATTACCGACAAGCACAGTTAATAACAGATTGTTATGTTACAACTTTAATGTTGATAGATTTGCAACTGGATCAGGACAAAGTTTAGAATTTATTGCCACAGCTTCCCAAGAAGCATTTAACACTTTAGAAAGTTTAGATGTGTTAGGAGAACTAGAGGGATTGCCTTATAGTTTAGACTCCTATGCGTATGGCGATAATATAGTTGGTTTATCAGCTTTTAATGCCGATAAAAAATTTGGAAAGTTTTTAGGATCAAGTTTAGATGCTACTGTTGATAGTACCGAATTTGAAGGAGCAAAAAACAGACGATCTACTTTACTTGGAGCAAGACCAATTGTTGATGCTGATGGTAATGATACAACAATAACTGTTACACCTATTACAAGACCTTCACAGGCAGATAGAATTACAATTGGAAGTGCAGTTACATCATTAGATAATGGTAATTGTCCTCTTCGTTCTTCTAGTCGCTATCATCGACTACGAGTAAAAGTATCAGGAAACTTTTTAACGATGTCTGGCATTGATGTTCAAGCTAGACCAGAAGGAATGAGATAATGGCAA